GGCATCAGCTCAATCCAGGTTCAGACTACTGACAAAACAGTGTCAGCACTTATTTGAAATTTTGTTCCGCCCTTCGTTTTAATCAGTTGTCTAAACAAGATTTTTAAGATTGAATGGATTATCAGGATTTAGGCGGTCATCAATCAATAAGATCGCAGTTTAAAATCGGCATCTTATAAATCGTTAAAATCTTAAAAATCGTGTTCAGACAAAAGTACTGACAAAACAGTGTCAGCACTTATTCAAAATATTGTTCCGACCTTTGTTTTATGCCAATCAGCATAAAAAACATTTAGCCAAGTTTTGGCTACCCAGCTTTAAACAAGCATTGCATTTAACCTTTTATTCATCTTCCGGACTTTCGGACTTTTCCGACTTCCGGGCTTCTCCAAAAACATATGAGTTACAAAATATACCTATACGACACAGATACCGATTGCATTGGCTCCGGTACCTTATCATCAGCCTATGTTCAATCGCAACTGGAAGCTGCCGCCGGGCAGGATGTGGAAGTGCATATCAGTTCGGTTGGCGGCAGCGCTTTTGATGCCATTGCCATTTACGATCTGCTTAAAAAATACAATGGTACTGTGATCACTTATATCGATGCGCTTGCGGCTTCGGCAGCTTCAATAGTGGCCATGGGTGGCAAACAGGTGGTGATGAGCAAATACGCATTGCTGATGATCCATAAGCCGATGGTGGGTACCGGCGGCAATGCCGATGAACTTTTAAAAGATGTGCAGATGTTGAATATAGTTCAGGCGCGTCTGGCGCAGATCTATATGGACAAAACCGGGTTGGACGGCGTTACTATCAATAGCTTAATCAACGCCGTCACCTGGTTATCTGCGGATCAGGCGCTCGACCTGGGCTTTATTGACCAGATAGAAGATTACAATGCCGACATTACCAACAGCGCACTCATTAAAAACTATGTAAACACGGCCCCGGTATTTTACCAGCGCTATATCAACAAAATCTTAACCAAAAAAAGCAACATGAACATCGAAAACAAAGAACTTATCGAAAAAACCACGTCGGTTTTGGATAAGATTATGAACTTCTTTAAGAAGGTAGTAAACAAACAAACCATTACGGACAAGGGCACCTTGCACCACGCCGGCGAATTGGATGAAGGCACCGAAGTTTACAATGACGAAGACATGAGCAGCCCCGCAGCCAGCGACACCTACACCACCGCAAGCGGCAGCAAAATAGCGGTACAGGGCGGCCAGGTGCAAAAGATCGTCCCACCGGCAGCTGATCCGGATGCCGATCCCGACGCGGATGATGACGATGACAGCGCACCATCGGACAAGTTTAAAGCTTCTAAAAAACCAATGGACGTTCAAAACAAACTACAATCCATCAAAGCAAAACTGCATGCACAAAATGCACTGCTAAATGACGCCAAAGAAGCACTTGAAGCCGCAAACCTTCGCCTTAACAAAACACGCGAGGAAGTGAAGAATGAGATCCGCTCGGACTTCTCTCCCGAAGGCTCCAAACGCAGCAACAAAGCCAAAACTGAACCTGTACCCTTCTTTGCACCACAAACAGCTTTGGCACAAAATGCAGTTAGGAAAGCTGTAGCGAAATAGTTGTTGGAATGTTGCAAGGTTGAAATGTTGTAATGTTAAAAGAACAACATTTTAAAATTCACTCGATAACCCTTGCACCCTTCCAACATTTTAAACTCACCTAACCAAAACATTACAACCTTAAAACATTCCAACATTACAACAAAAAACAAATGGCTCAATTTACATTTACAAACAACACCTATGCCGGCGAAGCGCTGGCCGGGTTTATGGCCAGCACGCTTTTGGAAGCCGATTCCGTTAAGCGTGGATTGCTGACCGTTATTAACGACGTTAAAGCCCGCAAGGTGATACTTGATGTTGACGACGACGTAGTATTACAGGACCCATCGGGTATATTTCACGACCAGGGAACTACCGCCCTGCAAAACGAAAGCTACCTTGACCCGGTAGTGTACGAATTTATGAAACAGGAACAATGGGATAAGCTGATCCAAAGCTGGGAAGCACAATCATTAAAACCCGGCGCCTTTTTGGATTATGAAGGCGTTGTCGACCTGTCGGACTTTATGGTACAGCGTTATCTTACTAAAATACAAATAGCCAACGAGCGTTTGTACTGGCTGGGTAAAGGCTCAACCAAAGAAGCAAGTTTTACAGCAGCGTTCCCGGGTTTATTGCCATCTATCGCAGCAGCATCAGGCGTTTATAAGGTGGGCTTAGGTAAACCGGCAACATCAATGTCCGCAACGTCTATTGACGCGACTGGCCTGGTAACTGTTTCGGATACTTCGACCTTAGCTGATGGCGATGTAGTAACCATTACTGCCGTAACCGGAACAAGCAAGGATACCACCAACGGTACGCCGGGTATCGCCATCCAGGGTCAGTCTTACTTCATCCAGATTGCAAGCGCTACCTCTTTTAAACTGGTGCGTAACTATAACGAGGTTAACAGCCGCCTTGCAGCAACGTTTGCAGGCACATCAACGGCTGCAACAATCAGCTATATCAACGTAAGCAACGTACTATCTGTTTTAGGTGGCGTATATGCACAGCTTGACCCGGCAGACCGTATCCAGGATGATTTTAACCTGCAGGTTCCTTTGCACGTTGGTTACGCCTTCGCACAGGCACAGGCAAACAAAGCGCTTAACGTTATCAACGCCTTTACCGACATGAAAAAGATGGATTACCTGGGTATTCCGCTGCAGATCATGAACCACTGGCAGGCAAACACCATTTTAGGTGCACGCTCATCCAACCTGTTTTTAGGAGTCGATTTATTGGGCGATGCTTCAGAACTTTCAACCGTTTACATGAAGCCCTACACTAATGATAACGTTGTCCGCATGAAAGCCCGCATGAAAGCGGCCGTTAACTTCAAATTTGCTAACGAGATATTTTATTTGAGCGCGTAGCGCAATTAGTGAATTAGTGAGTTATTGAATTAGTGAATGATTGCCTTTCAAATTCAGTAGCTCACTAACTCAAACACTTCCAATTAAATCACTAATTCACTAAATCAATAATTCAACAATTAAACAACATGTCAATCTACAATAAAATAAACGCAGGGTTCAGTTTAGGAACTGCATCGCCTGTAACCGCCGGTATCGAGGATGTGATCTACATCTTTAACCAGGATGATTTCACGCTTACTTTTGATACCACCAACCCGCTTATCGTAACTGGTATTACCGCCGTAGGCACTGCCAATATCTATAAGTTCGAGGGCACCAATAACAGCTTCAACACCTCATCCAAACTGGCCAAAACATCAGTCGGGCCGCGTTATACCGAGGAAATAGACTTTAATGTTGCCGGTTTCTCGGTCGACATAAAAACACAGCTAATGGCCATGGGCTATGGCCGTACCCGCGCCATCGTCATCAACAACTACAACTCCAGCGATTCGGCCATCGAATTGTTCGGCGCAGTAAATGGATTAATACTCACTGATGCAGAGCGGAGCACAGCAGATGAAACTGTTGACGGCGGCTACAAACTAAAACTCACTAATCCTGATAAATTAAGGGAGCCCTACCCGCCACGCGCGGTATCCATCGCCCCTACCAGCGGTACCGCCACTTATGCCAGCACCCTTGCGGCAATTGAAGCTCTGGTAGCTTCTTAGTTCATGGTTAATGGTTCATAGTTCATGGTAGAATGTCAATTTTACTGTGCGCTATGAACCAACCATAGGCTATGAACTATGATCCATGAACTATGAACTTAAAAAAATGACAAAGAAATACATCCTTAAGCCTGGCAAACACCAGTTCGCACCCGGATCACATGCCGTACACGATAACGACAATCTTACTGATGAGGACGCCGAGTGGTATATTGAAAAGTATCCGCATATAGCCGGGTTATTTGTTGAAAAGTTGGACAATTGTAAGGTTGAAGTGGCCGAAAGGTTTGAAATAGAAATAAAACCAACTGAAATTGATCAGCAACAACCGGAAAACTAACATTCCAACTTTACAACCTTCCAACATTACAACAACAAACTATGAAAACATACCTGCCACAAATAGAGCGGAGGATATTTGTACGCCCGAATCAAACATTTGGCATACTCAATTACGACCTGGATAATGCTTATCCGCAACGCATGCTCGAACTGGTAGCCGCCTCCCCTACCGCTAAAGATTGCTGGAACAAAAGGGCCAAGTTTATCGGCGGAAATGGTTTTGAAGAAACCAGCCTGGGCAAACAGATCATCAATCAAAAAGGTTTAACCCTTGCTAAATTGCTAAAGGCTGTTGCCACCGATAAAGCTTTGTTTACAGGCTTTGGCATCCATGTAAATTACAATGCTAATTTTAAAATAGCATCCGTAAACTATGTAAAGTTTGAGGATATCCGCCTCGGAGATACCGATTGCCCGGAAACGGTCGATAAATATGCCATTTACTCCGATTGGGGCCGCAAAACATGGAAGAACATCATGCGCAGCAAGATCACCTTCCTGGATAAATACAACCCGGATGAACAGGCTATTAAAAATCAGGTACTGGCTACAGGCGGCTGGGATAAATACAAAGGGCAACTGTTTTACTTTAACCCGGAGGTGGATGATTACCCGCTGATTGAAGCGGATTCGGTTTGGGAAGACTTTGAGACCGAAGCAGGTATTAAGATCTTTAATAACCGCGAAGTGACCACCGGCTTTTTGCCCAGCACTATGCTTTTTATGCAGGCACGCAGGGAAGAAGCCGATAACAGCAGCCCCGATAACGATGAATTACCGTATACCAACATGCCGTCGCAACTGGAAAAAGACCTGGGATCATTCCAGGGCGCAAAAAGTGCGCAAAAGATCATTGTAATCGAGTATGAGGACGAAACATCCAAACCGGAGTTTAAACCCTACTCGATTCAAAACAACGACAAGCTTTTTGAAACAACCGAGAAATCGGTAGAAGCCCGGATAATTAAAGGGTTTTCAATACCAAAAGAGCTCATTAATTCAGAAAACACATCGGGTTTAAGCAACGGCGGTGAAAAAAAAGAAGCCATTCGTGAATTTAACGATAATACAGCTCCAGACCGGATGGAACTGTCAGAAACTTTCGCCGAGATATTCAGCCACTATTACATTGACATCAACCCAACCGAAAACTGGAGCATCTTAACTGTGCCAGCAAATGTTGCCGACGATATTACGGGCATAAAAGCAGGCGCAAGTATTAACCAACTACTGCTGGCCAATATCCCGGCGGAGAATAAAGTAGCCACCCTGGTTTACGCCTACGGATTTAAACAGGCCGAAGCGGAAGCGATGTGTCTTTAGTTAGTGAGTAGTTGATTGAGTTGGATTGAGTGTGTTGTCATGCTGAGGCTCTCGAAGCATGTGGGCAAAGGCCTTTACGCGCACCCTTTGAGAACATCAGGGTGGCACCCCTTATCAACTTATTCAACTTATTCAACTCAATCCAACTTAATCAACTTAAAAAATGAACACCATTTATCTCATCAACCCAACCACATTTCAAAATTACGAGGATATCTCTGTCAATATAAAGCCTGAACGCCTTAACGTTTTCATCAAAAAGGCGCAGGATCTTGACCTGAAACCATTTTTGGGCCATGCGCTGTATTATGATTTCATTCAAAACTTTAACAGCGACGGGACCCTGCAGGATACTGCTCCGCAGCCTTATAAAGACCTGCTAAACGGTAGCGAATACCTGGATAAGTATGGCCATATTGTTTTGTATGAGGGCCTGCTGCCGACCTTGGTTTATTTCACCTTCGCCAGGTTTATTGAAACCGATGCGGTACATTATACGGCTACTGGCCCGGTTGTTAAGCACCACGATATGGGCGACCCGGTTGCACCAAAGGATATTGTGAAACTGGTGCAGCAACAACGCAGTGTAGCCAACGCACATGCCAACGAAGTGGAGAAATTCCTTTGGGATAATAAAGCCGACTTCCCTTTATGGCAATACAACGGCAAAAACAAAAGCAGCCGCCAGTCGGGCCCACGAATCCGCAGTGTCGACCGCACCAGTTTCAACTTTCCATCCGGTTACGATCCTTCAGGCGCCGACAGCTATTTACCCATTACTGAATTCATGAACTAGACACGATTTAAGGATTTGGAGGAGTTTTACAGGATATAAAAATATCCAATCGGTGAAATCCTTTTCAAATCGGTGAAATCTCAAATAAAAAATAAAATGCCAACCGATAAAAAAATAAGTGAATTACCAGTAGCCACCTCCATCAGCACGACCGACGTTTCGGTACTGGTGGACAGTGGTACCGACTACCAGTACACCTTTACCCTTCTACTGCAATTTTTGGAGGCAAACCTTAGCACCGGCGCAAAAATTTCTTTTGGTACCGTGCTTCCCCAAAACACCAGCGGCAATAATGGTGACGTATTTGTAAATACTTCGGCCGGTTCCTTTGCTCAAAAAGTATCCGGCACCTGGACTGTGGTTTACACACTTCCGGCTGCAAATGCTGCAGACGGAACTTTACTTTATGGAGCCGGTATCCCCGGATCAACTACAGGGAAAAACTCCGACAGCTACATCAATACCTTGACCGGTATTTTTTACCAAAAATCGTCGGGTACCTGGACGCAGATGTTTTCCATGGCCACCGGACCACAAGGGCCGCAAGGTACTGCGGGAACTAACGGCACAAATGGGACCAATGGTAACACCATTTTATTCGGAACCACGGTGCCATCAAACAGCGCCACAGGTGTTAACGGCAATTTTTATATCAGCACCAGCACCTATGTGTTATATGGGCCAAAAACAGCCGGTGTTTGGGGCGATGGTATTTCGCTTATCGGCACAGGCATACAAACCGGGGGCACAGCCGGCCAAATACTGGTAAAAGCCGACGGTACAGATTTCAATACCGACTGGGAGGACAACTCATTTGCCAACCTCTCTGGTCAACCGGGCGACAATACCAATATGGCAACTGCCCTTGCCGCAAAACAAAATACCCTGGGTTATACGCCCGAGAACATTGCCGGCAAAGGCCAGCCAAATGGGTACGCCTCGTTAGATAGTACCGGCAAAGTACCTACGGCCCAGTTGCCGGCTTATGTTGATGAAGTACAGGAATTCGCAAGCCTGTCGGCATTCCCGGCAACCGGAGCAACCAATATTATTTACGTTGCCACAGATACTAATTACGAATACCGGTGGAGCGGTTCAACCTACATACAACTGGTTGCCTCACCAGGTAGCACCGATGCTGTGCCCGAGGGCAGCACCAACCTTTATTTCACCGCCGCGAGGGTATTGGCCGTAATACTTAGCGGCATCAGCTTCGGCACGGTTTCGGCAGTGACAGCTACCGACAGTATCCTTGCCGCCATCGGAAAAATACAGGCCCAGATCACCTCCATCTCTGGAAAAACACTTCCGTCCGGAGGCACCACCGGACAAATACTGGCCAAAACATCCAATACTAACTATGATACCGAGTGGGTAAACCCGCCCACCGGCGGCGGCGGATCCTCTAATTTTTCTTATAACTTTTATCAAACCACATTATGACAAGCAGTTCAAATACTACCTCTTTTGCTACGTTGACCGGCACTTACCCGGCAACACAGCTGGCGTCTGGCATGGCCATCAGTACCGATACCCTCGTAGCAACTGGCGGGAGCAATGCCAGTATTGCATTAGACGTCCTGTTTAGAAATTACCAGTCAAGCACTATCAATTTTGACATAATAATTTGTGCTACCGGTTCAAATTCAACCGAAGCAAACAACCGTACACAAATTCAAATACCTGCCGGCGCGGGCAACAATGGAAGCGTGCAGCTTGCATCCCTTGCTAGTCTCGCTCCCCAATTATTCGACCTCGATTTGGCAGGCAACAGGGTAATCACTCTTGAAAACGGTATCTCCATTTATGTTCGCAACAAAGCAGCCTTAACCGCCGATGTTTGCGTAACTGTAAAACTGAGAAGTTTCTAACGATGCTCAGGAAATCGAGTAATTCCTGAAAACGTCCTGCTGTTGTACCAATAAACTATTGAAAGAAACCAACTATGATTGCTTTATCCACTTCCCCCGTTAATTTATCAATGCTGCGTAAGCTAAACACGTGGTACTCCATTGCAGATGGTAACTGGAGCAACCCCAATATTTGGGTCAGCAATGCCAAACGAAAATACAGCATCCCGCAGCCGGGCGATAATGTGTACGTAAACAATAGTGTAACGCTCGATGTAAATAACTTAATTGTCAATAACTTATTGGGGGATGGATATCTTATTTTTGGAACATCTAATTCAAGGACGGTGGTTGTAAACGGATGTCTAAATATTACAGGGACCGTCGATATGTCAAATGCCTCTCATACTTTATCTTTAAATGGCTATGACAACTACATATTTAATTTCATTTCTGGTTCGTCTGGGACAGTGACATATAATGGATCTTTAGGCAATTACATTTTAAATCAGCCAGTAATGGCACTATCTTATTGTTACTTGACGATACGGACTCAAAATTGTTGGCTGACTGGCGACACAACGGTCAATGCGAATTTAAACGTCACCAACAATGGAAACATAGATCTTTTATCTTACAACTTAACGATTACAGGCACAACTAGTTTACAGGGAGGGAATATTGCGCGCAGTGTTGCGAATTCTGGTGCACTATTAAAATGCATTGGTCAGCTTAATTCCAATCAAGATGGCAATAACATTAATCTAGGTACGACAAATAATATTGAACTGCATGGAGGAATTCAAACTACGAATAACATCATAACGGCACAAACAATTGCATTTTCTTTTTCGCAAACAATTGCAGGAACATCCTCATCCCGATTTTTAAAAATGAACGGGAACATGCAAATAGACTCTGGTGTTGTTTTAACAGTTGCTACCGATGGGGTAGATGTAGTACTAAATGGTTCTTTAAATGGGGTCGACGGGACTTCGACTTATAGCAACTATGGTGTTTTGAGCCTGTTAAATAACACCACCCCTATGACAACAGGTATATTTACAATGCAAGCAAGCGCCTCACTGGAATACTTGTTTAACGGCAATGCAACAATACCTTATTCCTCTTTGAACAACTTAACAATTGGAGGTACCGGCGTAAAAACACTTGGCTCGGATTTAATAATAAACGGTTTTCTAAAAATGCAAATCGGAACGTTGGAGTTGAGTACCTTTAACCTAACTGTTGAAGGAATTTCAAATGATTTCATTAGTTCCTCGTCTGGGTTATTTGGAGCATCTACCTTACAAAGAACGCCAACAAGTACAGGTGCCTTATTGAAATTTGTAGGTCAGCAATTAAATTGCAATAACGATTCTTTTATTTTAAACATTGGTTCCACTAATGATATTGAACTGCAAAATGGATTTGGATTGACAAGCAATACCCTTACCTTCAGGGACATGATTTTATCTACAACCCAAACAATAACAGATAATGGAAGCGGGCACTCCTGCACTTTAAATGGAAATATGAGAATCGGAAATGGTTGTTCTGTAACGCTAACTACAATAACTGTTATTATAGAGGGTATACTTGATGGAAACGATTTATCATCATCCTTTATAAACAAATCTTTCTTCAATTATCAGAACTCCCAACAGCCAATGCAAACGGGGTTGCTTTTTTGTAATGAGGGAGCTAATACCTTTGTATACGGTTTATCTGGAGCGCAGGATATAACGGTTCCATCTGACGGCATTCCAGGTTATCAGAACTTAACATTAAATGGGACTGGAATTAAAAGATTATTAGGGAATGTTTCTATTAAAGGCACCTACACTCTCACGTCGCCTGCTACACTTAACTCAAATGGGTTTGTTTTAACAAATCCTTAGTTGAATGTTACAAAGACTTGAGTTATTTCATCCGAACGAACATTAGTTAAAATATTCCCTTCCATATCCCTTACAACTCCTTTATTTTCCTTCAAATATTCAAACACCTTGGTAGGATCCCCAAACCCGTTCATATTTTCATCATGAATTTCAACAAGAAAAGTCATATTATTAAGGTTCTTTACATTTTTTAAATCACTAAGTATAATTGCCTCATAACCTTCCGTATCTATTTTAACTAGCGTTTTTTGGTGATTGTAGTTATTGAGAAGACTGGATAGTTTTACTTGATCAATTTCGCTTCCAGTAGTATCTATGTGAGCAATTAATGAAGCAAAATTGTCATTGAAATTAGTTGTTCCGTTTTCGCTACCAATAGCCGCACAAATTGCCGAGCATCGATCTGTCAATTTGTTTGCACGTAATGACCTATTTAAAAGATTTATTGCTGTACGGCTCGCATCAACAGATATTGCTTTTATATCTTTATTATACAAAAGAGTTCCTATAGTCATCACGCCAATATTGCACCCGATATCGATAAATAGGTCATAACCTTTTGAAGTTTTTAAAATAATATCTTGCAAATTACTATCGAAAGTCTCAAATTTTAGCCCTTCATTCCACACCCATTTATGCTGGCGTGCATTCATATAAATAACGCCTCCATGAAATGACTGTTGCAAAGTAAGTTTAGGAAAAAATTTAACAGCAACTCTGTTAAGGATATCTATTTTGAGCAATCTTAATCTTAAACCCATAGTTAATAAATTAGGTAAAACTAAATAAAACAACCAAATAATCGTTTATAAAAATAAAAATGAACAACATCGGGATTATTAATAAAAATGATAGCCGTTCTTTTCCACAATAAGATATCAATGCCGCGATATTTTCTTTTTAAAACGGATATTAAATATTCCAAAATACAAATCCAAATATTTTACTTATTTAGCATTGCTTTTATCATATGAAATCCGTTTCGATAAATTGGAAAATGGTTTTTCAATTAAGTAAAAAATCAGACATGCAAATATGACAGCGATGAATACTTCGGCAAAAAAACAAAGTAGCTGATTCTGTGCATTGTTTATATGAAGCCACTTCAAAATGGCTAAGAAAACGATCAGGGCAATTGGATGAATAAGATAGAGCGAGTAAGAAATATCGCCTAAAATTTCGAGTAATCTTAAAGTAATTTTTAATGTAAAAATTACGAAACCGGTGAGAGTTAGTAGCATAACAACATCCAAACCAAACTTATATTCGATCAACCCTAATAAAATCAAAGGCAGAATCAAGTTCGTCCATTTCCCCTCTTTATAAAAGTTAAAAAGCGAAATACCTAAAGCAAATATTGGCGCATAGGTTAAAACCAGGTAACCACCATTACCAAAATGAATCAGGCATGTCAAACTGAATATTATTAAAAAGATAAGCTTGTATAGATGACTTTCTGACAAAAAATAAAAAATGCCAATCAAAAGATAAAATTGAAACTCTACCGATAAAGTCCAAAAAACGTGATTGTAAAACGGATATTTTGTAAATGGTATAAAATAGAATATATGAGCAATGAATTGTCCGGGGATAAAAGGATTTCTCTGTCCCCGAAAGTCAGGGACAAATGATAGAATCTTAAATAAGGCCAGCGTTAATAAAATCACCACAAAATAAGCGGGATCAATCCGGATAGATCTTTTGAGTAAAAAGGTGAAAAATTGTTTTGGCTTATAACCGGCTTTATCCAATGAATAAACAATAATAAAACCGCTGATTAAAAAAAATACATGCACGCCTTCCTGTCCAAAATTAAATATCCTCGACAGTCCCGGATATTGGGGCAGGCTGGATCCATAATGGCACAAAACAACACCTAAAGCAGCAAGTCCGCGCAGATACTGAATACTTAATATTTTATTCTCCTTCGCCATTTTTCAAATAAACAAATAATAAGTCATCCGAAAAAACAGACTGATATACTTCAGCGAACTTTTAAAAACAAAACCCATACACACATGCAAACATCATCACTATTCTCCCTCGATCTGAAGGATCTTGGGAAAGGCCTTTTAGTGGCCGTAGGCGGGGCCGTAATTGCCGCCGTTGAAACAAGTATAAAGGCAGGCTCCTTAACTATTAACTGGCCGTCAATTGGCAGTGTTGCCATAGCCGCCGGCCTGGCTTACCTGGGTAAAAATTTCTTTACGCCTGCAAAAACAATTACACCTGCCCAATAAAAAAGCCTCCTCCACCGGAGAGCTTTGGCGAAGCTTTTTTACAAACCACTAAACAAAAAAGAAATGCAACTAAGTGAAAACGGATTTAAAATTATCAAAAACTTTGAAGGGCTGCGCTTATCGGCCTATCGGGATGCTGCCGGGGTTTGGACTATCGGCTACGGATCAACCCGCTACCATGATGGCAAGCCCATAAAACCAGGCGACCAACTGGCCAGTGAAGCGCAAGCCGATGCCCTTTTTGCCAATACACTTGGTCAATATGAAGATACGGTTAACCGCTATGTGAAGGTGCCCCTCACTCAAAACCAGTTTGACGCACTGGTGTCTTTTACCTACAACGAAGGAACTGGTGCACTCCAGGAATCAACCCTGCTGGTAAAGCTAAACGAAAAAAATTACGCAGAAGCTGCGGCCCATTTTTTAGCCTGGGATAAAATAACCGACCCAAAAACCGGTCAAAAGGTAGTTTGCGATACCCTGGTGCAACGACGCAGGGAAGAAAGCCAGTTGTTTATGCAGCCGGATGCACATCATTAACGCTTATAACCATGACAGCAATTGAACATAAAGAGCTCAAGGGCATAACTATAAAAAACCTCGTTGTCACCGTTTTCAGTACTGCCAGCATTGTTGCTTCTGTAATGACAACCTATTTCGGTTTAAAAAGCGACATCCAGGAAATAAAAAGCTCGCAAAGCACGGAGTCGAAGATCAATAACATCCGCATAAAAGTTTTAGAAGACCGGGTTAACCTGCTGCAAAAGGAGGTGGATCAAATCAAAATGCCTGGAAACGAAAATGACCACGCTACGGGAAACTCTCCTGTAAAAATAATCAGCGCAGGTTTGCTAAGCGCCGCCAGGCCTTAATGCCTTCTCTGTGCAATCAAAAAATAATCGGTGTAATCACCAAAAAAATCATTGCAATCAAATTAAAAAAACAATAAAACCATGAGCTTAAAAACATTTATCACAAAAATTTGGGGCGAGATCAAAAGCCTTTTCGACAATTTTCCGGCAGACATGCAAATCGCCATACATATTGGCGTTGAGGTTACCGAAAACATTAAAAACTTTGTCGATTCGCCTGCCGCCGATATCCTGACAGCTATAATCCCCGGCGACATCGACGATGAAATTAAAACACTCCTTCGCGCCAAACTACCGGGCCTATTAGCTGAACTGAAGCTTGCCGACAGTTGCTCTGGCCTTACTGACCCGGGGCAAATTACAGCGTGCGCTGTAAAAGTATTACAGGGGCTTGACGGCGATCTGAAAAGCGCTTTTCTCCATAATCTCTCAGTATTTGTGGCTCAAATTGCTTCAAAAGGCAAATTAACATGGAGCGACGGGGTTGAAATCCTGGAATGGTTCTACCAGAATGAATTTAAAACAGCTGCTTAATCTTTAAACGAGTTGTGCCCGAAGAGAGACTCGAACTCTCAAGAGACGACACTGAAAGGCTTCCGGACCAACAAAGTTCACTAAACTCGCCAGCACGTTCTCAGCCGGTCTTTTAGACTCAGGACTATAGGCTAATTTTTCTTGACTGAAAAGAGAAGTGCCCAGGAGCAGATTCGAACTGCCACATCCTTGCGAATGCCACCCCCTCAAAGTGGTGCGTCTACCAATTTCGCCACCTGGGCTTTTTTTGTCTTAAGTCTGGAGTCCCAAGTCTAAATAACGACTGTGGACTTTAGACTTAGGACTTTTTACTTAAGAAAAGGATGTGCCCGAAGAGAGACTCGAACTCTCAAGAGACAATTCTCAACGGCTTCTGAGACCGCAACGTTTACCAATTTCGCCATCCGGGCATTGCTTGTTTTGGCTTTCGGCTTAAACAAGGGTGCAAATATAATCGTTTCCGGCAAATTGTCGATCAATAAATATAAAAATGCGCCGACGATTTGCAGAAAGGGATTTATAAGGTAATTTAGGAACTCCATTTATCTATTAGAAGGGATATAAAGTGTAGCCCTGCAGTGGATATTATCATAATAAAATGATGAAAAAAAAATTCAAATATGCGGCAATTGCAGCGTGTTTACTATTCAACCTTACTGTAAACGCACAAAGCATCAGCCTGCTGCAGCAGGGTAACCCTGCCAGTATCCGCGGCCTGTCAGTTGTTGATGACCATATTGCATGGGTAAGCGGCAGTAAAGGTACTATAGCGTTGACGCGTGACGGCGGTAAAACATGGAACTGGCAACAGGTAAAAGGCTTTGAAAAAGCCGATTTTAGGGATATTGAAGCATTTTCGGATAAGGAAGCCGTGATCATGAGCTCGGGCAGCCCTGCTTTAATATTAAAAACGACTGATGGTGGCGCCAACTGGAAAGTAAAATACAGTAATACCGATACCGCCTATTTTTTTGATGCGATGGATTTTGCCGATAAAAAGCATGGTTATGTTTTAGGCGACCCGATCAATAACAAGTTTGTGTTAATGGAGACACAAGATGGCGGTGAAACTTGGAGTGCCTATAAAAATCCGCCGGCAGCCTCGGCAGGAGAGGCTGCTTTTGCAGCAAGTGGAACATGTTTGAGAATAGTAAAAGGTGCTATTGGTATAACAACAGGAGGGACAAACGCAAGGTTCATTTATTTTAATATCACCCTTGATTCATGGCAATATGATCCATTACCATTAGTGCATCATAAGTCCAGCCAGGGGGCATTTTCTTTTGCAATGGGTGGAGATAGTGGCTTATTTGTCGGCGGCGATTATGCCGATGATAAAAAAAAAGACTCGGTTGCCGCCTTAGCTCTACCGAAGCTGGATGCCACGTTGCATTACTACCCAATAAAAACGGGGCCATTGGGTTTTCAGTCGTGCATCGAGTATATAGCGGGTAATACTTTCCTCTCTACCGGCACTCCCGGCAGCAATATCACCACAGATGGCGGTAAAACCTGGGCTAAAATAGACGATACCAGTTTTAACGTTTGCCGAAAGGCCAAATACGGAAAATTGGTGTTATTAGCCGGAAATGGTGGGAAAATAGGCATTTTGAAACCGTAGTTATTTGGCAATGAAGCGCTTAGAAAGGCTCAAAAATAAAATAAAATAACGCTTGCACACAAAGTTCAATAGTCGTATATTTGCACCACTTTAAACAAAAGGGTTAAAGTATGATTCTGTAGCTCAGCTGGTAGAGCATAACACTTTTAATGTTGGGGTCCTGGGTTCGAGTCCCAGCAGGATCACAAAGCCACTCCAAAAGAGTGGCTTTTG